TTGAAGGCCGCCGAGAATGATCGTCTAATGGAGTTAGTGACCAAGCAAAGCCCTGGGATGGAGCCTTTTATGGTTGCCCTAGGATTTGGTATTGGCACCCTAACTTCATTAGGAATTTTTGCGCTTTCAACGGAGATTGTAAATCAGTGAGTGACAAACAAGATTATGTTGCCAGATTAGAGAAAGCTATTTCGCAGAAATATGGTGAAGAGGCAACTCACAATCCGCAACGTTTTTGGGACGAGGATAAAGAAAAAGAATATCTGCAACAGTCAGTAGAAGAACAACAAAAGTTTGCCAAGAATGCCGAATCTCAAGACAAAATAGAAGCAGATGGATTTTTAATAAACAAAAAACTACTTAATAGAGATCATAATAGGACTTGTCCTGTTTGCTCCAAATATTCTTTTCATCCACGCGATGATTTGTATATGAACAAATTTCAAGCTTGCTTTAAATGTTATGTTCAATATATCGAAGGTGGGAGAGAAGAGAGATGGATAAACGGGTGGAGACCGAATAAGGAACAATAAAATGGCTTCAGTATACGACATTGTAAAAGGAATCAACCAAGCGGCAGCTAATGCCTATGACGGAGCGCATGATGCGACTCTCGCGGCTGACGGCAAGGCCCGCACAGCAGGGCTCGAAAGAGAAGACGGTCATTATATTCACGACCGACGCGTTATGGATGGTTTTGGCGTCAAGTTCCACGGTCCAATTCTAAGAATTAACTATCAGGCAGAGACAAGACTAAAAGAAGTCCAAGACAAAGGCTTTGAAGGTGAGATAGAGCAGCGTCTACAAGATATTGCTAACTTCCTAAAGAAAGAATACAAAGCCGTCACGGGTGATACACTAACCTTGACAAAGGAAGGTGAGCCATATGTTCTCGTGCAGCGTATTTCTAATTACCGCACCGACGTTCAGGCTCATTGTGATTACCGCATCGGCGGCTTGACTGATGTTGTTGAGGTAAACGGTGGCTCAGACGAAGACCGCCTTGATAAAGCAGTCAGAGATTTTCTTGCACTAGGGAGAGACAAAGCCAAAAAGCCTTCAAATGTGAAGGTCTAATATGGCCGCTCTTACAAAGCAAGAGATACTAAAAGAGATTGTTAAGGCCGGCAAAGACCCGGTTTATTTTACTACAAGCTATTGTCGAATCTCCCACCCGCAGAAAGGCTTGATTCCTTTCAAGGCGTTTGATTATCAGCAGGAACTGCTAAAAGACTTCCGCGATTATCGTTTTAATATTATCCTAAAAGCCCGACAGTTGGGCATTTCTACTATTAGTGCCGCCTATGTTGCGTGGCTGATGTTGTTCCATAAAGATAAGAACATTCTTGTTGTCGCGACAAAGCTGCAGACAGCAACAAACCTTGTTAAAAAGGTTAAGGCCATTATCAAGAATCTGCCAAAGTGGATGCAGATCTCTGACATCACTGTTGATAACAGAACATCGTTTGAACTTTCTAACGGATCGCAGATTAAGGGCTCGTCTACATCAGGGGACGCTGGTCGTTCAGAAGCTCTGTCGCTTCTAATTATCGATGAGGCCGCTCACGTTGAAAAGTTAGAAGATCTGTGGACAGCACTTTACCCTACACTATCTACAGGTGGGAGATGTATCGCCTTATCCACACCCAACGGTGTGGGTAATTGGTTCCACCAGAACTGTGTTGAGGCTGAAGCCGGCACAAATGATTTCCACATGACTACATTGTTGTGGGATGTCCATCCAGAACGCGACAAGAAATGGTTTGAAAAAGAAACCAAAAATATGTCCAAGCGACAGATTGCTCAGGAGCTTGAGTGCAACTTCAACGTTTCCGGTGAAACTGTTGTCCATCCCGATGACCTTCAGTGGTATCTAGAAAAAATAACAGCACCCGAATACCGCACGGGGTTTGATAGAAACTATTGGATCTGGAAACAATACAATCCAGAACTTCCTTACTTGATAGTAGCCGATGTTGCTCGCGGTGACGGCAAAGACAACAGCGCTTTCCACATTATAGAACTGCAAAATCTTGAACAAGTCGCTGAATATGTGGGCAAGCCAACTCCGGATGACTTTGCTGATATTCTTTCTAACGTGGCAGCTGAGTATGGTAATCCTATGTTGGTGATAGAAAACAACAATATTGGCTTCGCAGTACTTAAAAAATTGATAGATAAAGGGTACCCTAACCTATACTATGCAACTAAGACAGACCACCAGTATGTGGATCCCCTGACAGCACAATGGCAATCAAACGTAATACCCGGCTTTACAACTTCTTCCAAAACAAGACCTTTGATCGTCGCGAAAATGGAAGAGTTTATGAGAAATAAACTAATTACAATTAACTCAAATCGTTTGCTTTCCGAAATGAAAACATTTATTTGGCATCACGGAAGACCACAGGCAATGAGAAGCTATAACGACGATCTAACAATGTCGTTTGCTATTGGGTGTTGGGTGAGAGATACAGTGATTGTAGAAAGTCAAAAGAACGTAGAATATAGTAAGTCTTTTTTGTCTGCGATAAGCACGGCAAAAACATCTATTGCTACAACAATCCCTGGGATGCAGGGACACAAAATAACAAAAGAATCTGAAAGAGCTAAACAGGCAGTAGACTTTCAGCAGAAATACATAGGACTATTAAAGGGCTAGGATAAAACATGGCTAAGAACGATAACAACCCAAGAAATCCAGCGTCACCGCTGTTCAAAAGACTAACCAGACTCTTATCTGGCCCGGTCGTTAACTACCGCACACAAGTCGGTAGGCAGGAAAGAAGGGCAGATCTAGATAAGTATCGCTATCGTTTCCGCTCAATGTCAGGACAGGAGTTCAAGAGACACGATTCAAACATGTCTCAGAACTACAACCTTTTTACATCAGCAGCTTTCCGTAATCAGAATCGCGCTGAAAGATATATCGACTTTGAGCAGATGGAGTACATGCCTGAGATTGCTACTGCTCTTGATATCTATGCCGACGAGATGACCACATCAAACGAGTACGATCGTCTTCTGAACATTGACTGCCTTAACCATGAAATCAAAACAATTCTAGAATCACTCTTTTATGACGTTCTTAACATTGAATTTAACTGCTTTGGGTGGGCTCGTTCAATGTGTAAGTACGGAGACTTCTTCTTGTATATGGATATTGACGACAAGCTCGGCATTACATCTCTTATTGGTATGCCAAACAATGAGGTTGAAAGACTGGAGGGACAGGATCAGACTAATCCAAACTACGTTCAGTATCAGTGGAACGGCGCTGGAATGACTTTCGAGAATTGGCAGGTAGCACACTTCCGCATTCTTGGCAACGATAAGTATAGCCCATACGGTACATCCGTGCTCGATCCTGCTCGACGCATCTGGCGACAGCTTACACTTCTAGAAGACGCGATGATTGCTTATCGTGTTGTTCGTGCGCCAGAGCGTCGAGTATTTAAGATTGACGTCGGCAACATTCCGCCACAAGACATACCACAATATATGGAAAAAGTCAAGTCGGAGATGAAGCGTAACTCTCTTGTTAATGCTACGACTGGTCGGGTGGATCTTCGCTACAATCCGCTATCTCTTGAAGAAGATTACTTTATTCCGATGCGTGGTGGCGTTGGATCGGAGATCACATCACTTCCTGGCGCCAAGTCTTTGGACGACATTGAGGACGTTAAGTATCTTCGCGATAAGTTGTTCGCAGCAATCAAGATTCCACAGTCTTATCTTACTAACCTTGAAGGTGGCACAGAAGATAAGACTACCCTAGCACAGAAGGATATCCGTTTTGCAAGAACTATTCATAGACTTCAAAGATCGTTGGTTTCCGAATTGGAGAAGATGGCGATAGTGCATCTTTACACATTAGGCTTCAGAGGTCAAGACCTTTTAGGATTTAAGATTACTTTGAATAATCCTTCACGTCTTGCCGAGCTACAGCAGCTTGAGTATATGAAGACAAAGTTTGAGACTGCTACGTCAGTTCCTGAAGGCACATTCTCAAAGCGCTGGGTTGCTTCCAACATTCTTGGAATGTCGGACTCTGAGTTCCTACGCAACCAGCGTGAGACTTTTTATGATCGCAAATACCAGCAAGCCCTAGAAGGCGTTGTTGACGAAGGCGCCGAGCTTGGCGGTGAAGAAGGAGATCTCGGTGGAGATCTTGGAGGCGACCTAGGCGGTGATCTCGGCGGTGATCTCGGCGGTGATTTGGACTTGGGCGGTGACGATCTTGGAGGCGCCGATGCAGGCGCTGGAGGCGGCGAGGATGATGTTTTATTGGCAACCCCGGGCCGTAGAGAAGACAAGCCCACAAGACACGAGGGAGCCCCCTACAAGCCTGTCGATGTCGACAAAAGAAGAGGATCCTCAACGAGACACTCCCAGGGACCGATGAAAAGAGAATTAAAGCGCATGGTTCGCGGACCTGAGATGGGCACGACCTCCAGAACTGTACATCCCGGTAAGGTAGGGGTTCCTGACTTTAGATCGCTTGTTGGTCTAGAAGAGAATGTCAAACCTACTTATACTAAGGATGAGAAGACACTTTTTGAGAACACCAATAAAGTTCGTATGTTAGTAGAGCAAATGGAAAATAAAGAGGAAGACAAAAATGAAGCATAATAAAAAAAGAAATACAGCCTTTATTTATGAAACGCTTACAAGAGAACTGACAAAGGCAATCGTTGATAAGAACGACAACAAAAAGAAAGTTGTTCTTGAGATTATCAAGGAAGGTTTTGGCAACGATACAACTCTCGCCAAAGAACTTACTCTCTACAAGACTTTGCTTGAGACGAGAAACATTCAGGCTAGCGTAGCTGAAAGAATGCTTCAGGAAACAAAGCTTGCTTATTCTAAGCTGGAC